ATTTATTGATGCGGCTGTTGGGATCTGACGAGGTCTTTGCGCCGGTCAGATGCTTTTTCATGCCCTCCATACGGGCGCAAAAGCTTCTACGACGCGCAGCCGACATCTCAGATTTCTGAGCCTGCTCACGGGAAACAGGAGGCTTCAGGTTGTGCCCTTCTGCCTTAGCAGAGGCACGCCCCTTAGCGTTAAGACCACCTTCAGGGTTCTTTCCTTCAGAACGCTGCCAAGCAGGACTACGCGCCATTTCATCCTCCAGAAAGGACGGGGGCCAAAGGCCCCCGCTTTAATCAGGCGTCGAGGCTGCCGTCAGTCTTGCGGCCCTTAGCCGGCGTGCCCTTCTGAGCCGCAGACCAATCCGCAAGCTTCAAGCGACCGCCAGACTTACGCGGCTTACGGCCAGCGTGCATCTTGGCCATCTTGCCATCAACCATGCCGCCAGCCTTACGCTGGACAGCCGCGCGATTGACGTTGGAGTCCTTGGTGTACTCCATGTTGCGCGTGGCAAGATCTTCAGCGGCGACATTAATGCCACCAGTAGAACGAGTTTTACGACCCTTCATAGTAGCCTCCTAGTGGCCAGATTACGCAGTCAGGTTACGCGCCTGAACGTAGGTTACCGTGATAACACCGACACCAGAGCCGGTATTCGTGGAAGTGACAGCGATCTTGCGATCCGTCGTGCCAACGTCGATCCAGTTGCCGGCGCGCGTAGCGTCGGTGCCCGGAGAAGCCGCCAGCGGGCCGATAGCAGCGCCGTCAAGCGCGCCAGCGGCCGTCAGGAACGTCGCCGAAGCCGTCGTACCCACGCCAAACGTCGTGGCCGCGCCCGTCCAAGCGGTCGTAACCATGATGTCGATGGAGAGGATCTGGCTGTTTGCTGGGATGACAATCGAGGTCGTGGTCGCAGCCTGCGTAACAGCCGAAGACTGAGCCATCACCACATAGCCGACGTTTGCAACGTCAGTGCCGAGAGTGGAGCCGCTCGTGTTCAGGATGTTACCGGCCTTGATAGGACCAGTAAACGTAGTAGCGCCCATAGGGCCCTCCTGCACGATGCGATCTTGTAGTCTGTGCAGCGTCCGCTAGGCCGGTCTACAAGATCAGTTAGCCTAGATGAAAGGCGGGAGCCGTAGCCCCCGCCCTATCGGTATTACGACGGGATCGAGCCGTAGATCGAACGCCAGTTGTAGTAGCCGAAGCTATAACGCTCGTAGCCCTTAACCAGCAGGTTGTCGGTCACAAAATCGACCTGCATATCGGTTTCGAACTTGATGCGCTCCATGTAGGAGAGACCATCGATGTTCGTGAGCAGGAACCACGCAGAGGTGGACGTGAGGTAATCCGAAACCATGTAGCTTTCGGAAAGACCACCGGCCGTGCTCTGGATCGCGTTCACGTCGTTGTCCGCAGTACCCGGGCGCAGTTCCGTCTTGAGAAGGCGGATAGCAACCGGCTCAAGAGCGGGCGGCACGATGAGCTTGCGAGCGCGCGCAAACACCTTCAGGCCAGCCTGATCCTTGAAGTTGGTACGAACGGCGATCATCGCGTTGAGCAGCGAAGACTCGTTCAGTTCGACCGTCGAGTAGTTCGACACCGTGGAGCCGTCGATCGGGTGATCCGAAGCGACGAGCGCCTTGCCGTCACCACCGATGGACGCATTGTACGTCGTCGCGGTGTTGAGGACGTTCGCGCCGTAGATTTCCTTGGTCTGCTGGAAGGACTCGATCAGACCGAGGTTCGACGGCATGAACTGCGTCTTGTAGAGGTTGTCGTCAATCGCCTTGCGGGTGATCGCGTAACCAAGAGCGATTTCCGTGTGCTCCTGATTGTAGACGTAACGCTCACCAGCATTGTTGTCGAAAGCGGTCTGACCGCCTTCGGTCTTGAGCTGAGCGAGGCCGAGGAAGCGCATTTCAGCGGTGCGCTCCAGAGCCATCTTCGACTCATGCTTGGTGAAGATTTTGTCGTACTGAGACGGAATCTGCTCGTACTTGCCTTCAACGCCACGGAG